GTTCCAAGAGCCGGAAGCCCGCCCACAGTTGGCCCCGGATGCGCGTGTCGGCGTCCAGGTAGAGCGTATGCTCGAATGGCGTCAGCGTGTCCAGGTTGACTTTTGCCCAGCGCCCCGGCGTCCCGCGTTCCTCGCACGGAATGAAGCGTGCCCTAACGCCAGGCAGCGGTGAGTCGGAGATGACCGCCACGGGCAAGCCGTGGTAGACTTGCAAAGTCGCAATGGAAGCCGCAGCCTCCGCGCGCGCCTTCTGACCAAAGGCAATGTAGACTACGCCAGCGGTGGTTAAATTTGCGGGCATACTTGCGCTCCCGCCCATTCCGGCGGCAACGTTGCCAGGAGCACGCGCCGCGTATAGAGCGCGCGCAAGAACGCCTGGTCGCGGTCAGCGCCCGCTTTCAATTCCTCCGTCCACGCGCCGATGAGGTCAAGCGTCGCCTCAGTGCGGCGCACCCATAGGAGGGAGGTGTCGTACATGGGAATACGCAGGTCGCTCAAAGTTGCCAGCGTCAAGGCGCGTTCTTCCGGCGTCCCGGCGCTCTCTGCCAGGGGATAGCCGCTTTTGAGTTGCGCCGCCATTTCAAAAGCATCATAGCCGTCATGTGACTCGATGCGGAGGAAGCCAAGCGCCGCGTTTTGCACGTTTACCGCCATGCGCGCGGTGATGAGCGTGTACTTCCACGGCAGCGCCGGGAAGTCGCCCGCCTCCTGGCTAATGCCAAAGTCGCCTAGCGGGAGGATGGGCGCTTTGCACAAGCGCAGGATGCCCGCGTGTGAAAAGTCAAACGTCGCCTTGAGGATTTCCGACGGCGTCTGAATTTTACCCTCAGCCTGATAGCGCAAGAGGTCACGTGGTTGCACTTGCAGCCAGTCGCCCGGCTGGAAGGTTTCGCGCACGCCGTCGCGTTCGCGCTTGATTGCCCTGACTGCTTTCACCCAGTGCCACGCCATAAGCGCCTCCGTTCGTGCGATATGCTTCTATTATAGCACACAAAACGAGACGGCGCGCCATTTCGCAACAGCGCGCCGTCATGGGTTAAGCGACTACGTCACTAGGTGACGATTTGCGTCCAGTTGGTCGTGGGCACGGGCGGGTAGTTAGCGCCACCCAACAGCCACACGATAGCGACTTCCACGTTGCCGGTGGCGATCAGCGTGCCGCCCAGATAGGCGAAGCCACCAGACACGTCGAGCTCTTCCGTGCGCACTTCGATGGCATACACGGAGTTTTCAGCGAGCGACAGCCCCTTGCCGGTGCCGGTGCCGATTTGCTTGGCGTCCGTGCCGTCGGCGGTCGTGGCTTGCGCCAAAACCACAGCAAGGCTCGCCCCCTGGTCAAAAGCGCCGGTCACGACGAGGCACACTGCCCGCTGATGGTTAGCCATCGAGCGGTAGGTCATGACCTCGTGAATCCCGGCGGCGAAAGTATCCACGACCGCGCCAGCGAGTTCATGGATTTCGGTGAAGTTTTCGGTATATGTCTGTGCCATGTTACACCTCCACCTACGACGCGCCGACGCCGTCAAGGACGACGAAGGGCGAAACCTCAGAAGTCCCGTCACGCAGGGTGATGGGAGCGGACAACCACGGGCGCCCGTCAATGCGCGACACGGCGCGCCAGGTGGTCACATCGTCCACGAAGGCGTAGTGCATCGAAGCATCCACGGTCACGTCTTGACGCAGACCGATGACATACTTCGACCAGTCGGCGAGGATGAGGTCACCGCGGCTGCCCAGCGTCGGGCAGTTCTCAGTGAAGTAGATCGGATAGCCGAAGAGGGTCATAGGCACGCCCTCGCGTGCGTTGTCAATCCAGACGTAGGACGGACTGGCTGCGGGGCCGGCGAGGCCCAGGATTTCCGGCATGGTCGATTGATGCGCTAACCAGATGGGCGACTGCCCGGTAAACGCCGTCAGCATGTTGAACACATCCGCGATGCTGATCGCGTTCGCTACCGCACGCGGCACGGCGATGGTCGCTCCGCTGCCGGCATTGGCAATGCCCAGGGGCATTCCAGCGCCCGTGCCCTGGATGAAGGCCCAGTCGTGCTCGTTCATGATGGCCTCAGAGAACAAGCGCGAGAGCAGGGTCTCGATGCTCATGAACGAGTCGGCGAGCAATTCGTCGCTTACTTGCGTTACCGCGGCTAACTTGTGCGCGATGAGCGTTGCCTGCCGGAAGGCTGGCTGCGTCTCGGATTTCTCGGTAGCCTCTTCGGTCCAGGTCAGCTTCACGCCGCCGTAGAGGTTGGAGCGGTCGGTTGCTGTGCCAGTCTGGTCCAGCGTGGGGATGACCAACTGCCGCCCGCGCATGGGGATGACGAGCGCGCGCTCGCGCACGTACTTGCCGAATGCGGACAGCATGAACAGTTGTTCCACGTATTGCTGCGGGACCAGGAAGCCGCCGTCAGCGCCCACGTTCTCGACCAGGTCTTTGCCTTCCCAGCCGCTCTTCATGCCCATCGTGGGCTCGTCGGTGAAGCGCACCCGGCGCGAGGTCACCCGCGCATCCGGCACGCCCCGGCGCTTGGTCTGGAAAACGCCGTTGAGGAAGTCCCCCAGGCCATCGAAGTCACGCTTGGCCTCGGTCTTGGCTTGCGGCGCGGTGGCTTTCGCTTCCGTCGCCATGCCTTCGAGGTCAGACAGCATTGCGGCACGCTTCTGCAGGGCCTTAGCCTCGGCAATCATGCCCTCGGCCTTAGTCATGCTTTCGGCGCTGCCGTCCAGCAGGGCGGACTTCGCCTCTGCGTAAAGCCGCGCGGCTTGCGCGGTCAGTTCCGACGTGGTAATGTTTTCCACGTTACACCTCCATTGAGAGTGTGAGTGCTAAACGTTGCAATTCTTGTTCCAACTCCGTCCGCTTGGCGTCCAGGTGCGTGTCTTGCGACGGCGCGGCCTCTGTGTCAGGCGGGACAATCGCGCTAGCGGCATCAGCAAGCGCGGCTTGTTTTGTGTCATCCTCTGCGCTTTCCGTCTCAGGTTCAGGTGGGAAAGCGACTTCGAGCAGGTCGCTCAAGGCTTGAATCGCGGCGCGGATTTTGTCTGCGCTCGCTTGCGACAAGACGCGCCCGCTTTTGACTTGCGGCGCATCCTCCACGGCCTTGAGCAACGGGCTAACGATGGTATCGTCTTCAAACTCGCGCGCCATGCGCGTATACCAGCGGTTGATGGTTGCCACGACGCGCTCACGGTCAGCCTCTGGAATGTCGGCTTGCAACACGCCCCGCCCGCCGGCAGCGGCGAAAATGCCACGCGGCACGGCGGTCAGTTCGCCGCCGATCACGTCGCAATAGGGCAACTTGTAGCTGGTCAGGTTCTCAGGCGCCTCTTCGTCATGCCACAGGAAGGCGCGCGCGAAGAGCCGCCAGTCGGGATTGTCGCCATCCACGCCCGCCAAGGCCCGCACGCGCCCCAGAGCCTCGCCGGAATCCCACGGGCGCTCGCGGTCGGCTAGCGGCAAGTCGCCATGATACGGCGTCGCGGTCTTGAGTGCGGTCACGCCGGCGCTCTCATTCATCGGAAACGATACCAATGAAATTTCGTGCAGGCGCACCTCGCGCAGGTGCCTGACCGTGCGCCCGTTCACGTTCTCGAAATCAGTCCCGCCCTTGATGCTCTCATAGCCGATGGACAGGCCTTCAATCGCGCCATCCCGCAGCAAGGCCAGCGCATCGCGCCCGCGTGCCGTGTCGGAGATGACCGCTTTGAAAAACAGTCCACGCGCGTCCTCGTGCAACTCGATCGGCTTGCCCAGCGGCTCTGACGGGTCATGCTGCCACAGGAAGCGCACCTTGCCGCCACGCTCAGCCAGCGTCTTGGCGAACGCGCCAGGATGGATGATATCATCGCCCAAGTCCAGATTACCGAAGATGGAGGCGTAGCCTTCCAGCGTCCGGCCTTCCGTATCCAGAGCGGTCAGTTGAAATCCAACGGTTTTTCGTTCCACGTCACCTCCGCAAAACGAAAACAGGCGCACAACCAAAATGGTCATGCGCCTGTTTGCGCCCGATGAGCCTTTGCCCATCCACCTCCACTGTGTGGATTGCTTTAATTATACCACGAAAACAGGCGTTAAAGCCTAATGGTCAACCTTTGCAAGTGCCGAAAAAGTGCTAAAAATAGGCGTTTTTGGCCTGTTTTTTGCCTCACTCCGGCAAGGTAAATTCGATGTCCTCGCCGCGATACGGCAGCGTGACCGTCTGCCTGGAGGGGTCAAACTCGCCCATGAAGCGCCCTTCCGGTGAACGGAACACGACCGCCCCGGTGTCCTTACGCTCGATGGCTCCCGGCATGCGCTGGCGCTGCCGCTCGAATGTCAAGCGCTGATGGCACTTCGGGCAGGTCACCTCGACGCGGAACGGCGCGGCGATAGGCGCGCTGGCGGTGATGGCTGTACCGCAATGCGGACAGGTGAAAGACGCGCTGGTCTCGCGTGCTTTGGTGGCATAGGTCGGTTTCGGTTCGCTCATAGTCAAGCCTCCTCGAATACTGGTGCGGTGGTACATCTGCAATTAGCAAACTCCGCTATCGGCGCTCCCGGATCTCCGGGGTACATCATCGGTGACCCGCCCACGGTAAACGGCTCGTCAATGCTGACGATTTGCCCATTGGCGGCACGGTGACTATCGCGCGTGCGATTGTCGCCAGTCGCCAGCCATTCCTTACGCTGCACGCCCCAATCCTTGTACAGTTGGAAGCCGCCGGCATTCGAGGCGCGCATGGTTTCGGTGCGTGCCACGGTCTCCGTGCGGTAAGGCGGTAGCCGTTGCTCAGCAAAATATCTGTCTTGCGGGTCGGTCACGCCGCCATAAGCCCATTGCGTGAAGAGCGTGTCCAGGCTCTTTTCCATGTCGGGGATGCTCCAACCCTCCGCCATCGCCTGGTTGAACATCTTCGATAGCGTCTCCTCGGTCGTCTCCGTGATCGGGTCGGTGAACGTCAGTTCATACTCTTTGAACCAATCTTCGCTCAGCAGGTTGCGCACGTTGAACGCCATGCCGAAAGTTGCCGATAGGTGCTCGCCTTGCGCGCCGATGACTGCCTCCATCACCGGCAGCAGTTCCTTGCGCCAGTTGTCCTTCCCGGCCATTCTCAGATAGTCCTGCACTTCCAAGAGCAGCATCTGCCAGGCGACGCTCGCTTTCTGTTGGTAGGCGCTCTTCTGTCCGCCGTCCAGGATGGCGCGAATAGCGCGATGGTCACGCTGGAAAGCGCGCGTTGCTGCCCGTGCCGCGTCATCCTCATAAGCGCGCGCGGTCGCGTCAATGCGCTTCCAGAGGAGCGCTTTCTGCTCCGTGGTCAGCACCGCATTGGCAAGCGCCTTTTTTTTTATGCTCTTAGCGTCCTCGCGGTCTTCGTCCTGCGCGGTCGCGTCCTCGCCTTGGCTTTCCGCCGTGGTAGCGTCTGGCTCAAAAGCCGGGATAAGCTGCGCGCCCAACGGATAGAGGAACAGCGGCCCGCGCGGGTCTGGCGGCAAGCCCAAAGCCGCGCGCAGTTCGTCGGTGGTCACGGCGCTCTGCATGTAGGCGTTCAGGTACTGCGCTGCGCCTTCACGCCGCGCGGATTCCAATGCTGGCACGGCGCTGAAGTCGTAACGCACGCTGCCATAGTCGCCGTTAAGTAGCCATTGCCATTCGCGCTGCAGTTTCCGCAACTCCGCCAATATGGTGTCTTCCCAGAACATGCGCCTGTCCTGCTCTTTATTGGAATAGGTACTCTGCGTCAAACTAGGGCGGCT